GGCTCCGCGAGGGATGAATTCGAGTCCGTGTGCCAGGAGCTCGTTGTGGACCTTATCCAGCTCCTCCTGGTTCCACCACGACAGGATGATGGAAAGAGCATGTTTCCCCATGAACCACTTTTTGTAGTATGGCCTCCTGGCGCCGAATTCAAACGTCTGCGTCTCAAAGATTCCGTACTCGTCGGAGGTCTTCTTCTCGATCACGCAGAGCTGCGCATCCGGTCCCAAAGCTTCCGCCATCTCCACAGATTCACTTATCATCTTTTCGACCTGGCTTTTCTTCTTGAACATTTCTTCCTCTCCATCGCCCGGATCCGCGCCGGGCTCATCCTGTGGTCGATCCGTTTCCGCACGATCCGCCGGATGATGTAGGTGCGGAATGGATATCCGTCAATGTTCTCGCCCGCGTACATGGTATTCTCGTCAAGATACCATCCCTTCGGCACGCGAGGCCTGTCTGTCATCTTCTGCCTGGTGATCCTCGTCTCCTCCGGTTCCACCTTCTTGATGTTCCTGGAGTGCCCCCATGAGGACTGCACGATCTTTTTGTGGGAGACAGCTGTCTTGGAGATGTACTCTCCCAGATCGCAACCTTTGTCCTGCATGCTCTTGAGATGCTGCGAATATACAGCTCCGAATCTCGCTCTCCACCAGCTTTCCACGAGGTACTCCGTCCCTTCGATCCGGTTGACGACGAGATGGATATGCCAGGCGTTCCTCTCGCCGACCTCCGCGTTCCGGATCCAGAAGAGCTCGTATCCCTTCTTGGCATATACTCGCTTCAGGTACCTGGCGAACCTTGAAAAGTCTTTCAGGCAGGCTTTCATTTCTGCAGGCCGAAGATTTTTCGCGTAGGTCAACGTGAAGACGCAGTCATCCTCGTTGAAGTACTTCTCGATCATCCTTGAGCAGGCCCTCTGCTTTCTCCTCTGGTTGTTCCTGGCCTGCGCTTCACAGGTCGGTGCAGTCTTAGGTCTTCTGGGTCTGCATTTGCCAGGGCATTTCGCAGAGTTGAATTCCACCACCTCTATGCTGTTTGGCATTCTGTATTTTCTGCGTAAATGCATGGCTCTTTCCTCAGGATGGTTATAGATTTAATAAATTTATGAACTACGAACGCGCACATCTCAGTGCGCCGTTTCTTCCTATAAAATATCCGGACACTTCCGTGCCCGGTTTGAAAATGTTCCGATATTCACTTTTGGAGGCTCGTGATACTGATCGTCGCGCCCGCTATCATCGCGGATGATGTTGCTGCAGCCAGGATGCAGAGCCCGATCCACAGGGAGTTGTTGTCCACCGGGAGCTGGGTCCATATCGAGATCGTGTAAAATGCTGCAGTTGTGACCAGTAACTCGATGACAAGCATGTAGATCGCAGCCAGCGCGATCATCATATTTCCTTTCATTCTTCCGCCCTTTCCCCCTTATCGCAAAAGCCGTCAGCTGGCACAAGTTGGTAAGGGAACCCTCGCCCTGTGCAAAAATCATCATTCTCGCGAAATTTGCAGTCTTTGCATCTGACCACCGGAACAAGGTCTGTGCCTTTGATAATCTCCGGCTTTTTGTACGGCTTTTTAAGCCCGTTTTTAATAAGTTCATCATCCGACATAAAAGGTATGTCTGTAGGAAAGTAACTCATGCTTCACTCCTCCCCATTCGCAATCCATCCTGCCAGAAGGATAGCCATGGCGAGCGCCATCGTCTGATAGTCCTTATCCATTCCATGCATAACCATGAAGCTGAAGGTGAGCGTGGCGGCAATAATGATTTTTACTTCCTTCCACATGCTTCTCACTCCTTTCTTTCACCGTTTGACTACACTACGTACTTTTCATGTGCCTGCTCGAGTTCTTTGTCTGAGATGTCCAGATAGATCTGTGTGGTCGCAATGTTCTCATGGCCGAGCAGCTTTGACACTGTCATGATTGGCATGCCGCCTCTCAGAGCCATCGTTGCACCTGTCCGCCGGAAGCGGTGGGGGTGGGCATTGAGTACGCCTGCCCTCTTTCCGATTCTGCGAATGTTTTCTTCAATGCCGCTTGGATCACGGAAGCCATCCTGAATATTTTCTTTGTGTTTGTACCACTCGCGCATTTCCTGCTGAGTACGTTTTCCTGTCATTTTCGTACCGCCTATGCTTTTCGGGAAAATGAGTGGATTGTCATCTTCTCTTTCGGCGAGGTAAGTGGACAATGCTATCTGGGCTTTTGCGTTCAGGTATACCTCCCGTTCCTTATCCCCTTTACCGTGGACGATTATCTTGCCCTCATTGATCTCGTCGATTCGCATGTGTGTGAGCTCCGACACTCTCGCCCATGTAGACAAAAGGACTTCGATCAAGGCTGTTTCCAGGGAAGATTTGCAGGCATAGCGCATTTTTTCGATTTCAATCTGCTCAAATGCCTTTTTCTTTTTCTTCGTCTCTTTGATCGCCTCGATTTTGTTCATAGGGTTTTTGAGCAGGATCTCTTCTTTCTGAAGCCATCCATAGAAGGCCGATAGATTCCTGCGCTCGTTATTAGCTGTGGTTTTTGTCACTCCATCGCGAGCCACCCTCACCGCCAGATAGTAGCGGATATCGTCAGATGTGATCTGTGTGTATGGCTTACCTATAGCGTTAAGCGCCGCTGTCACTGTGTCCTTGTAATAAGCGATTGTCCGCTTGGAAAGCCCTCTTGCCGTCTTCGCCATCAGGAATCGCATCAAGATCTTTTCGTTTACGTCTCCCTCGTAGATTGCCAGGGCCGTCTCTTCCTTTTCCACGGTGTACGAGTTGAGCGCCATAGTGATCCGAAACTTGCAGTCTTCCAGGCTCTGCGGCGGAACGTATCCGCGCATCAGCGTGATAAGTTCGTCCCGCAGGGCGTCTTTTGCTTTGCTCATATCAGCATCCCCGCCTTTCTGGGAGTAGTCAGGATGTGAGAACGCGGCGTCCGGCGCGGGTCATACGGCTCCGTCAGGGTGTTTCCCTGGACGCAGATCGCGCTGATCCCGAGGAGCGATAACTGCACATAGCACATGTACACACCTTTCCAGTCGAGGTCCTGCGCAACCACATCCATTACCTTCTGGTAGTTGACGCCTTCTTCCTGCAGGATTTTTGCGGCTGCGATTACCATCGCCCCGCCTCCGCAGGAGGGCTCAAGAATTGTAAGCCTCCTGGTCTCCCCGCTTTTCAGCTTTTCGATTTTGTCGTCAAGTCCTACTTTTGCCGTCAGCTCCGACAGGTGAAAAGGCGTGAAAAACTGTCCTGCAATCTTGGAGCCGAGCCCGGCCTCCATGTAGATCTCCCCGAGAACATCAGCGGGGCCGTCTTCCAGAGTCTCGATCAGGCGGGCGGTCATCACGGCAAACTGTGTCTGCTCTTCCGGCGTGTATCTTTTGATCGTGTCCAGATATGCCTGTTCACGATCCTGCCAGTCCTTGTCGCGGATCAGGTGGGTGCTCTGCTCGATTGAGAGGGCGAGGCACCGGATCCAGTCGGAAAAGATCTCGTATCCGGAGTATCGGCCTGACATGCTGTTCAGGATTTTTACGATTTCTTTTTTTCCGTCCACTCAGCTGCCTCCTCTGCGCACAGTCTTTTTTCCTGTCGCGCTCCGGCCCTTCATCTCCAACGGACGTCTTAACATCTCTATCTTTTCCTCCGGCGGAAGCTGTATCGCAGGATAATTCTGGCGGATGCAGTCATACACATACCTGATAGCTGTTTCAGCCTCCGTACATGTGTTATAATTCCCGATTGTTAAGTCTTTCTGCCCATCAGAAAATCGCGCCCTTACAGCCGAGTCTCTTGTGCCTTCCACCACATAGAAATTGACTACCTTGTCCATGTTGTACAGAGCCTCTCCGGCTTTACTAAGTATCCACATTGTCATTCTCCTGAATATCTACTCGTCTAAAACGTCCTTTTCTGCCTTTTCTGCCTTTTCTATACGCGCTTGACGTTACGGCGTTTTTTGTTGTCCCGCATAAATTTGCAAGCTCTCCAGCTGAATCGGCCACCGCGATCGGCAGCTCGTATTCGTCCTTCGTGACTTCTATCCAGATAATCATTTTCCATCATCCGACAGGTCAATCAGCGGACACCGCAACGGCCTGCACTGCGCCGCCCATGCGGCGAGCCAGTCGCAGTATTCCCCGATTAAGCTGCAGTAGGACGCACCGTCTTTCAGCCCGCATTCTTTGCACGATTTCGGCATTTCCATATTCTCAATCGCCACCATGGCTATCCTCGCTTTCTGTGAGCCCGACGTATCCGCTGGCGACGCACATCTTTTCATAGGCGTGCAGGACGCTCCTCAGCCACTGCATGGAGTCTATTTCCTCGTCGCTCCGGATGTAGTTGTATAGATTTCCGTCGATGAATTCTGCGACAGCGTAGGCCTCGTCCTTTGTCAACGAGCATTCCGGCGTGATTGTTACACAGTCTTTGCCAATTTTTACCGCCATCAGATATCCCCTTCTCTCCTGTGCAGGCTGTGCTCGGCATCGAACCCCTCAGGATAGCGGGTCCGGAGCTTGTCAATGTTGAGCCACATGATGTCGTCGAGGTTCCATCCGTTGGCTGTGCAGTACTCCGCGATCATCCAGAGGATGTCGCCGACTTCTTTCTTGGCGTGTTCCTCGTTCATGGTGTGGCCCTGGTAGGCTTTCTGGTAGAGGCTGTGCAGCTCGCCGACTTCTGCAGACATGCCATGCATGGCGTGCAACTCCTGCTCGATCGTGGTCAGGCTTTCGTTGATCGTCCTGGCCGCCAGTCTCTGGTACTCGTTCCCTGTCATTTCTTTCGGATCCCCGTCTCCTTTCCGGGCGGCCGGCGCCGCACCGCCCTCTGTGCTTGTTGCCTGATCATTTACACGCTCTTTTTGGTTATGGCACAATACATAGCCGGCATTACCGGATCAAGAATAGAGAGGGGTTTCTCCTTTCTTATTTTTGCTTTGTTATTGGTTTCTGGCGCCGTTGACTGCAGAACAGCTCCACCGCAGCCTGTATCTTTTCGGTCGGTAGAAGAATGGGTATAGCTTCATGAGACCGAGCTGTTCTCGAGTTCTTCCAGCTCTTCGTCGGAATAGGAATTCTGTTCGAATTGGTTGAACTGGTTGTTGAATGGTTTCTTTGTAGACTTATTAGGCTTATTGCTCTTCTGTGCATCCCATATGAGGTGGTTCGCTTTGAATGTCTGGAGACATGATTTCCAGTTTTTAACCAAGCTTCCGTCCTTTTTTCGCCATACTTTTCGGCAGATCGGGGCGCCGGTTTCATCCTGTTCTCCCGTCTCCTCTTCTTCCTCGTAGACGCTTCTGAAGGATTCCGCAAGTACTTCCGCCGGGGCGTTCAGTTTTTCGTCGATTCCTTCTTTTTGGATGTATTCCACGATTTCACTTGTTTCTGGAATGACAAAATCCTTCTTTGCTTTTGGTTTAGGTTTTTGGCTTTTCTTTGGCTTCTTCTTTGCTTTTTCTTTGTTTAATTGATCCCGTGCCCTCTCGAGCTCTTCTTTCGTCTCCCTGAGTCGGTCGGCCAGGAGTCTTTCGGCGGCTTCTCTCTGTTCGGTTTTGTCCGCCTGCTCGGCGATGGCCTGCAGGATCCGGTCTCTTTCTTCCCTCTCGCGGTATAATTTGATAAACTGCAGACCGCCGGTGTTTCTACCCGTGAAGGCGATGGCCGGCAGGCCCGCTTCAGTAAATCCCTTCGCCTCTTTTATTTCGTCTATTGGGAAATAAATCGCTCCATCTCGTAGGCGTAGCTTTACGCATATCATCAGATTTCTCCGTGTGCCATACCGTGGCACCTACCGCAAAGTGTTATCCCGTTTTCTATTTTCAAAGTGAATTGATGTTCTTTGTCGTTCTTTACTGCAATAATGTGGTGTGCGTTAACGTCTTTTCTGCTTCCGCATATTCTGCATTTGTAATCGTCTCTTTGCTTTACGGATAACGCCCAGTGGTAGAATGCACTCGTGTTCCTGCTACTTATGTGTGCAAGTGCTTTTGATTGGAATTTGCAATCTTCGCATGTTATGCTCAAAGCATTCGCTGCTGGTCGTACATTTGCAATCATCCTTCTGCTTCCGCAGCTTGGACACCTTTCCGGTATTCTCACGTCGAAATTCTTTGGCTTATCCATGCTCAATCTCAATCCTCTCGATATCTTCCGGTGAGAAGCCGTGGATCCGCAGCATGGCGTCGCGGATCGAGTTCGCTCGTCCGATTCTGTGAACCTGTGCATGCGCATCGCACGGTTCCTCGAGCTTTTTCAGGGCTTCTCTGTATATGCTGGCCCACTCGTGCCTTGTCGGCTCCGGCGGGAGGTAGTTTGGGCAAAAAGGATCTTCCAGATGGTCCACGGGGCAGGCCTCCAGTTGGTAACATGAGGCACATTTCCCGCATTTGTACTTCTTCCTGGTCTCGTCCTTTTTCTCGAATCTGGCTACGAGTCTCTCAGTCGGTGTCATCATCCTCTTCCTCGTCGAACAGCGACATCTGGCCGCCGTACTTGGAAAAGATCGGGTTTCCGTCCTGGTCGAGTCTGATCTCTGTTCCGCGCATCTGCGCTTCTCCGCTTACCTGTATGCCCTGGGAGACTGCGGTCTTTACCTTGTGCTCAAATACCGGCGTCTTCGCCATCCGTGCCATGCCGTGGGAGCCTGTGATCTCTTCCTCGATCAGAGTGATCCCGAGGGTGCAGGTGACTTTCCCTTCATTCACGCCCAGCCGTAGCATGCGCTTTACTGTGTCATTGATAGCTTCGGAAAAGTCTTCCTGCATCCGGTAAAAGATCGGGTTTCCGGTGTCAATTCTTTTTGCCATTCTTATCCACCTGTACCGGAGGCCTGTGCAGCTTCGTCTCTTCCATGATCCGGTCCCAGTATGTTGGTGCCTTTGCCCGGACCTTTCTGACCCGCTTTTTGGCTTTTCCGGTTTTTTCCTTCTCGTTTATGTGCTGCGGTCCTAATTCATAGATGCTGTGCGCGACCATGAGGATGGCCACGGCCAGCATCGCGCTGCTGATCACGATATTCATCTCTTTATATGCCTCACCTTTGTGGTTCTTATCATGTCCTCGTCCCGGCGGGCGATGGCCGCATCGGGCGAGGCCATGAATTCTTCCTTCGCCTTCTCTCTGGAGTCCCTCCAGGTGTTGTATCTGCCACACTCTGTATGGCAGCCTACCCGCTTATCTCTGCACCGCTTGCACGGGGCCGGATGTCTATTCATCCAGCCCGTTACCTGCGCGTCAATCTGCCTTCCCACTTGCTTCCCTCCTGGCTTTTCTGCAGATCCGCCTGTATTCTGCCTTTCCCATTTTCGAGATCTTCGGATCAGGATCCGCGATCACTTTCTGCCAGTCGGTCCGGAAATCCCTGCATGGTGTCTCTCTCCAGTCCTCCAGGCAGCCTTTCAGGCAATGCCTGCACGATAAGCCTTCCATTTGTGCTCCTTATCACATCGTCTCCTGTAAGCCGGGGGAGTTCTCCCCCGGTCCCCCTATTAGGTTTTAAGGAGGCGGGAGCCGAGGTAGCCGTAGGTGTACGACGCGGAGAAGCCC